CTGCTCCAATAGAACTATTTTGGCGATGGAACTCTGTGTGTAACAAACTCTCACGAAATCGTTGGTGCCAATCCTACAGTAATCGCTAAAATGCTTGATATCCCCAATTTCATTGTTTACGATGAAATGTATGAAATCAAGTCATGGCTGACATCTGCTTTAATTGGTGGATCAACAACTTGGTTCACTGTTCAGGATGCTTCAGACATGGTAGCTTATGAAACACTTCGATTTCATAAGACCTCTGATGGTTCTTTTGAGGATCGTGTGATTCTTACTGTAGATAAGTTCAATAACCGTATCCAGGTTGAATATCCGCCTACATACGGATATAAGGCTGGTGAAGATAGTGTGACCATGAGAAAGTATTACGTACCTTCTGATAAGATCGTTTTCTTTGCTTCTTCAGTAGATGGTGAAAAGATTGCTGATTACAAGGAAGCTCCTTTCGGTCTTGAAAGAACTTATGGTCTTGCAACTGATTCAAAGGATGAATGGGATCCTGAAGGAATCTTCATTCGGACGAGAAACAAAGGCCTGCCGGTTCTGTATCATCGTGATGCTGTTTATCAACTGACAGTTAAAACGTTGGCTGCTACAACACAGACCAGTACTACGACTACCTCAAGTAGTTCAACCACTACCACCACCGCTTAATGGGCGGCTTGATCATGAAGGATAAAGGTGAACAATCATGATTACAAGTGTTAAAGTTAATGTAACATTAAAAGCCGGATCGAAGGTCTGGATGAGAGGAAGTGTTATTAATTCACCCATTCATCCAGACCTCATCCGTGAGGTTAAACAAAGAACAGGTAACGTGGAGGTGCTTTCTGAATCACCCAGCATGATCAGTCAAGTTCCTTCTAAAGCACCTCCACCTACCTCAACCAGTCTTTTTATGACTGACAATGAATTTGTTGAAGGTAAAGGTTCAAATGAAAAACGAGAGGAACCTAAACCTAAAAAGAGTACGCCAAAATTAGTTAGGAGAAAGAAATGAATAGGAGTGAGCTTATAACCGCTGTTCGTGTACAAGTTAAGAGCTTAACCAATTATTTGGTGGATGGGGATTATAAAGAAGCCATTAATAATGCTGAACGGGATACTGGTTTTGCTTTACCCGTATCCACATCTTTCCAAATTAAATGGATGATCCTAAGAACGAAAAGACATCTTTTCGATTTCCTCCTTTCTGAGAGTGCCCATAAATTCAAGTTTGAGCAGATCAATCTCCAGCATCGGTTTGATCATTATAAGATACTGGTAGCGCAAATGGATAAGGATTTTGAAAAAGCACTGGAAGATAATCTACATGAATTTGCTGGTGTTGATGCAAGTCATCTGTTTGGTACAAAGATTGATGCAGGTTTTAGTTCTGAAGCTCAAACTGGACGAGATACTACGTATGGAGAAGACAACCAAGTTATTTTTGAGCCGAATGAGAACAGTTAATAATTATGTCCATCGGATTTGATATAAAGTCGGTATTAGCAGAAGTTGGGTCGGCTTTCACAATTGTTAGGGATGCAGGGAATGTAACAGGTGAATATTTAACGTCCGAACCTAATTCACAAGTGACAAAACCATTCATCCAAGAGTTCTTTCTTGAAGCCCGCCTTGCTTATGATACCGCTGCAATTGTTGGTGATATTATCCAGATCAATGTCACTGCTGAAAAGTTCATTGTAATGAACAAGGCTCCCAGGATATTTGAGAATGAGGTATTTGAATATCCTTCAGTTCTGTATAAATGTAATGTTGTTGCTGACATCCTAAGACCAACTGAAACAAGGGATGCTGATTATTTATATAGGACAGCATGGGAACCAGTAGCTATTGATGTTGATTGCCTTATTACCAGCCCTTTATATGGACATGATTTAGAAACTGATCAAGAACTTGGTTTGATTGGGATAGAATTACATGAAATGTATGTCCCAAGCTCTTTAGGTGTTCAAGCACTTGACCGTATACGTATCTCATCCTCCGAGTACTATAGAGTAGAGACGGTCAAACCCAGAAGGTATAGTGCTGTAGATGTTATAGAGCTTGGTGTTGATACAAGAGCTACAACCACCTCCTCAACTTCTACTACCACTTCTTCTTCGAGTTCGACTTCCACAACCACTACAACAGCATAGGTGTATCATGCACAAGCATGATTGGGTATTAATAACACAATACCGTCCTTACATAACAGCTACGGAAAAAGTTGGTTATATCTGTAAAGTTTATGAATGTTCCATCTGTAAAAAATCAAAAGCTGAAACTGTGTTTGATTATATACCAGAAGGAATGGAGCCTGATCCAAGATGTTTCGTATAAGTTTTGTAGCTAAAGATTATGTCAGAATCATGAGAGCTACTTACCAGCTTGAACGAATAGCTTTACGGGAAAAGAATGATCTTCCTTTACGGTGTTCTGTTGAGATGACAAATATCATAAGGAATAGAGTGTGGACACAGAGAATGCCTACACCAACTCCTTATGTTGATCGATATAAGAAATGGAAAATGGAACATGGTCTTTTTCAAATCTATTGGGCATTGTTCGGTGATTTTGTTGGGGCATTGCAGCCTTTTAAAGTACAAGGAGGGTGGAAAGCAGGTATTCCATCTGGCGTATATGATAGTGGGGGTAAATCGTGGTACGGACAAGGGGGCAAACGAAAACCTATTGCTATGTATGCATATGTGATGGAATTTGGAGGGCATTACGGACGGGGAGGTTATCATCCGCCCAGGCCATTATTTGGACCTGCAATGGATGAATACAAACAGTATGGTTTACCAAGACAAATTAATGTGTCAAGGAAGAAAATAAAGGATGGTTGGAAATGAAAATTGTAGGTGTTGAACTGAGAGATGTTTACATTACTTTAGATTTTAGCCTTAAGGAACTTCAGCACCTTTTAAATTTCCTTGATAAATGTAAAGTAGATTATAATGGTGAAAATGAGATCGAATTGAAGAAGTCTGTCAAATATGTCACTGGGGAGCTTTTTCCTCAATTGGATAAATTAGAAGGGGATATTAAAAATGGCTTTGGACCCAACTGCACGGGAGGCTAACTTTCGGGATAGCTGGAAAAAGCACCTTGTTGATAATCTCCCGGGTGTTCATATATCATTTGATAAGTCATTAGCTACTCCACAAATTCAAGGTAGGAGTGTCAATAGATGGTTGAAAGTGAATATTATGTACCTTCATAGAGAAACAATGTCAAGTGGTACATTAGAATTGAGGTGTTGTACTCGACAAGACAATGAAGGTTTTAAACTTGCCCAACTTACTGATACTGTGATGGGTGTTCTTTCTCCAGATCCTAATGTTGAAGCTGAAAATGATGGTACTAAACGAATACCTTTTTATAGAAGTATGAAAGCCCCTACTCCATGGGTATTGATAGGTGGCATTGTAATTCAAGATATAATGGAGTCTGGTGAGTTAGAAGCACCAGATGAAACTAAATATAAAGTACTGACTGTTATTTCAAGATTTGCGAGTAAAATATGAAACCTGGATATTACTACTGTAGCGAATGTGGCAAAAAGTTGATACAAAGAATGAATAATGGTCTTTACCGATTTATCTTCGGTGGAAGGAGGGATGGAGGCAAACCAAGGGTAGAAATACTGATTCATGGTAATATTAAAATGAAATGTTTACGTGGTTCTTGTGTGAAGGCACACCCTGAACACTGGAACGTATTTACATTTTTCCCTAATGTAGAAACAGAAGGGGCCAACCAGGAACTATCTGGAGTTGATCCGGTGTCAGTAACTATTAACCAAAAATAAGGAGGTGATATAATATGACTGCAAGAACTGGTCCTTTAACAAAAGATACAACGACAATAGCAATAGGCCTTGCACAAATTCGGATTGGGTTGGCTTCTACATATATTAGCCAAATCGCACCTGTTTTACCTGTAGCAAGTTCAATTGGTGCCCTTGCTGAAACAAAATTTACTGGTAATGTCGATTTCTTCAAACTTGAATCAGGTTATCCTCTGATGGAAGATGCTGTTTTTCCAACCAGAGAGACAGCAATGTTTGAGATGGCATTTAAAGAAATTACACCTTACAGCATTGCGCTTGCAAGAGGGCTTGATCCGACCAATTACACTGATACACATAAAGGCAGTATCGGTCTTGGAAACCTTTCTACACCTGTGTTTGTTAGAATGGAAGCATGGTACACATTTCCTGATGGAGTCAATAGAATGTGGATCATTTTTCCAAAAGCACAAGTTGTTGCAAGCCAGGAGCTTGCTTTTGCAACTGAAGAACCTGCTGCTTCCCCAATTTCAATTGAAGCAAAAAGGTCAGATAGTGGGGTAACTGGCGGACACTATGCATGGGACAATTGGCCGCTTGGTAGATTCTATTGGAGTGATGTGTCTACCTTGACTACCACATCAAGTACGACTACAACAACTTCTTAAACAACCTATTAAATTAGGAGGGAGTAATGAGCAAGCCGGATAAACTTGAAGTTAAAAAGAGACTAAATCCTAATCCGCAGATCAAAGATGTTGAAATAGGTATCTTTGATTTGCGGAAACTCAAAATATATCCTTTATCAATGGCAGATCAAATGGAATTGACAGAGGATATAAATGAAGTAGTAACTTCCTTTTTTCAAATTAATGAGGAAGAAGACAATGAAGCTGCTTTCGCTGCTTTCTTCATTAATCTGA